TTTGCCCCATATTATTTTAATCGGTTCCTCATTTTCCCATTGATAAGTACCAGTTATAACTGATACTAGGTGCAAACCTTGTACCGCCATGGTGGAGAATAAGTGGGTGGAAAAATTATCGAGTATTTGTTTGTAAATGTGTTGACAGATATCGAAAAAAATGTTATACTACTTATATAGAAAAAGAGGTGATATAAAATGAAAGAAACTGTTTATATTTGTTGTCTAATGATTCTGTATTTTTTAGCTTGTTATATTTCAAATTTATTATAAGGGGGTTATAATGGAATTAGTAATTTGGTTAATATGTAATATATTAATGTGGCTTTTAGTTGCAAGATTTATAAGTAAATAATGTTTCACGTGAAACATTAAAAAAGGAGTTGTTAAAATGACTAGACTATTGATTACTGATAATAAAGTTATTAATTTAGAAACATTGGTTAATAATTTTAAAGGTACGTACTACGGCATTAATTATCTTATACACGAAAATTCTTTTAGAATAGAATACAACGGTTTTGTATTATTCTTTACATATGACCAAGTGTATTATATGCTTACAACATACGGTTATGAATGCGGTGTAGCAATTCTTAAAAGGAGAGTTTTGAATGAATATAAAAAATGTAATTATTAAAGATAAAGTCTTTGAGGTTATAGAGGGCACATTTGCAGATGATATTTTATTTGATAATTTGCAAAAAATTCCGGTTAACGTATTAGAATCATTATACCCTACTTTGTATCAATGTTATAAGAACCCTTGTAAAAAGAAAGTATTAAGATATTCCAGCAATGCTCTATATATGAAACGTCTTGCTTTAGACAATTCCGGGTATTCAAGGAATATCGGAATATTAAAATACAATGATAGATCTTTTATACAACGATTTATTTTAGAATTAGAAAATCATCATTATATTATTGATTTTGGGTACGTTAAAAATACAATAATAATTTGTTCAACAAATTATAAAGAAGCTATTGACAAATTAAAAAATCTTTGATATAATAAATAATGTAATAAGTAATTAACCTATTACGTTAGCCATAGGTGGCGGTTCCTCATAATTTCTTTTTCTACCGTCACCGCCCCACGGGTGCATAGCTTAAATGGTAAAGCAAAAAATTTTCCTGTTCCATCCTATTTAATACGGGTTCGATTCCCGTTGCACCCTTTACAGGTATTACCTGTATAGAAACAAAAAATTAATAAATTCACACGAAAGGAAGTAAAAATTATGGCAAGAGTACCAATGGTAACAAGAACTATCACTAGAACAGAAGTTACTGTTATGTGCTTAGATGTTGAAAAGGGAGAGTCAATCAATAAAGACGTCACGTTAGCAAGCACATTCAAAGACGATGAAAAGCTTCTTAAAGAGGTTAAAAAAATTGTCGAAACTGATACTATTAAGGCAGTACATATTGTAGATAAAATAGAAGTGGAAGCCCTCTACGGTATGGCAGAACAGGAGTTTATTGAACGCGCAACAGTGTTACCACCTAGAGAATCAAAAATAAGCAGAAAATAACTAATAAAAAGGAGAAAAAACCATGATTAAAATTAAAGAAGCAAGTAGAGAGTTAACAGAAGTTGAGCAGTATTTAATGACGATTTCACCGTCAATTGAAAGCATGAAAGATGTGCCAGACGGTACACATATTCCAGTATCAGCAACTTTACATTTTATTGATGTTAAAGAAGATACAGGAGAGGAATCAGAGATTCTTTCAATTATTACACCAGATAACAAAGTATATAGCTGTCAGTCAGCAACGTTTAAGCGTTCGATTAAAGACATTTCCACAATTATGCATGGAAAAGAGTTTACCGTTATTAAAACATCGGGTAAGACAAAAGCTGGAAGAGATTATATCAATTGCGTGTTAGACGTGGAAACATTAAAGTAAAATGAACAGGTGAAAAAAACATCGGTCACACACTCACCCGTGACCGATGTTTTTTTTCTAAAAATGTTTCACGTGAAACATTGAAAAAGGGGGTTTAGCAAATGGCTAAAAGGAAAACATCATATACACGTAACCGAAATAGAATTATGGCATATCAAAGACGGTTGCGTAAAAAAGGGATGGAAATAGATCTTTATTTTCCGACAGAAAATGAGTTAAGAAAACAAGGAATTAAAGGCACACAACTGACAAAATATACGAACCAACTAAAACAGTACACATCAAAAGAACTAAAAACGTTAGCAACACCAATACAGACAACATACACACCACCAACGAATATATCAGAAGACACAAGTTTTTTTGATCGTGTTGTTATATCCGGGTTTCGTGAACACGTTTCACAATTTAACCCTAAGGCGTCAGAATTATTGTTAAGCTGGTTGGACAAGCTATTAAACGAAAATGATGAGCATTCCGTTGCAACAATGTTGCAAGACGGTGCGGAGCATGGAAATATTGTTACATATCAAATAGCGTATAACACTAACCTATTATATCAGTACATGTCTAACATGATTGACTACTTACCAGACCAAGGCGAATTATTTAAAGAAAATTTAATGAATGCCTTAGAACTTGAAGAAGATTATAACGAGTTGATATAAAATGAAAATAAAAAAGTATAGATACTTTATGTGCGATTTTGAAACGACTGTGTATAAAGGTCAACAATCTACAGAAGTATGGGCGAGTGCGTCTAGTGAATTGTTTACAGATGATACTGTTCAAATTTTTCATTCTATTCAAGAACAGTTAGACTATTTTATAGACTTAAAATGTAATATAGTAGCTTATTACCATAACTTAAAATTTGACGGCTCATTTTGGTTGTCATATCTGTTAATAGATAAGCACTATAAACAGGCATACAGAAAAAACGGAGTGAATGAAAACAATGTTGAGTGGTTGCAAGAAAAAGATATGGAAAATAATACGTTTAAGTATTCGATATCTGATAAAGGGCAATGGTATTCGATAATTATAAAAGTAAAAAATCATTTTATAGAGATAAGGGATTCGCTTAAACTGTTACCATTTTCCGTTAAGCGTATAGGTGATTCGTTTAAGACTAAACACCGTAAACTTGAAATGGAATATACCGGGTTTAGATATGCTGGTTGTAATATTACAGATGAGGAAAAAAAGTATATTGCGAACGATGTTCTAGTGGTAAAGGAAGCACTTGAAATATTATTTAATGAGGGACACGATAAATTAACTATTGGCTCTTGTTGCCTATCAGAATACAAAAATATTTGTAAACATTCTTTAAAAAATGAACTTGAGTATAACGAAATGTTTCCAGACATATATGATATACCGTTAGACAAAAATATCTATAAATATGATAATGCCGGAGAATGGGTGCGAAAATCTTATAAAGGTGGTTGGTGTTATCTGGTTAAAGGTAAAGAAAATAAGATATACCATAACGGAACAACTGCCGATGTAAATTCGTTATACCCGTCTATGATGAGCAGTGAATCTGGTAACCCCTATCCTATAGGCAAGCCGACATTTTGGGTAGGTAATTATATACCGGACGAAGCGTTAGAAGATAATCGTTATTACTTTATACGAATTAAGACAAGATTTTACATTAAAAAAGATAAGTTGCCGTTTATACAAATTAAGGGTAATTTATTATATAAAGGGACAGAATCTCTTGAATCGTCTGACGTGTACGATAAGACAACTAACCAGTATTACACACATTACAGGGATTTAAACGGAAATTTGATTGACACACGTGTTGAGTTAACCTTAACAATGACAGACTTTATTTTAATAAAAGAACATTATGAACTTGTAGACTTTGAAATATTGGATGGTTGTTGGTTTTATACACAGATTGGCATATTTGACGAATACATAGAAAAATACAAACACCAGAAACAAACATCAAAAGGGGCAAAAAGAGAATTGGCAAAATTGTTCTTAAATAACTTGTACGGAAAAATGGCTAGTTCTAAAGACAGTTCGTTCAAGCTTGCGTATGTTAAAGATGATAAGTCTATAGGCTTTTTACCTGTATCGGAAAATAATAAAAAGGCTGGTTATATTCCAGTGGGGTCAGCAATAACAAGTTATGCACGTAATTTCACGATAAGAGCCGCCCAAAAGAATTATCACGGTGTAAACAATCCCGGCTTTATCTATGCTGATACGGACAGTATACATTGTGACTTGTCACCCGAACAGGTTATAGGAATAAAAGTACATCCAAAGGATTTTTGCTGTTGGAAGTTAGAATCATGTTGGGATAAAGCTATTTTTACAAGACAAAAAACATATATTGAGCATATAATTGCAGAGGATTTAGAGCCAATTGAAAAACCATATAATAATATTAAGTGTGCCGGAATGCCACAAAAATGCAAAGACTTATTTAACTTATCTATGCAAGGAACAGCAATTTATAACGATAACTGGACAGAGGAAGAACGTAGTTTTTTATTTAATGAAAATCATGAACCAATTAAACGTGATTTTTCTGATTTTAAAATTGGTTTATCCGTACCAGATAAGCTACGTCCTAAAAGAATAATAGGGGGGATATTACTTGTTGAAACGACTTATCAGATGCATTAGAATAATAAAAATAAAATGGGTTGATAAACAATGCCAGCATATTTGTTTAACGTGTGAATTTAAACACGAATGTCAATCAGACTTTGACGCATATATGAATAAACCGGAAGAATAAAAATAATAGAGGGTGTTAGGCACCCTCTATTTTATATCTATAACATGAGAAACCAACAAAGCGCATTGCAATTACGAGAAAGTATATAGGCATTATATTTCAAATGTGCTGTCCCATTACTTCATTGTGGTATACTCATGCAGATACCAATATAATGTTTCACGTGAAACTTTTAATAGCTTAATGTGTGTAATATAGCCTCTTTACATTTTAAGTTTTTGAATCTAAAAGCACCACGCTCGAACAAAAACCTTAGATTGGAAATAAAGAAATCGTTCTTTTTAAGCATGACGTAATTAATATTATGGTCTTCTGTTGTAACTGTTATTCTAACTCTATACGTCACGTCCGGTTTATCATCACAAAATATTATTCCTAGTTCTGGAAATTCCCTTACACCGTACTCACAATTTTCATACTTAATTGTGCATAGATAGTTGTTTTTTCCTTTAGGTTTTTCGATAAAGCTATAATTATCGTTTAAGTATATATTTTGGCTAGAATATGCAACGTATTCACTGTTAGAAAATGCTCTATTAAACGCACTTAATTGTTGCGCTCTGCTTGCGCTATCTACGTACCCTTGTTCAATTACAAAACCGTCACCCTTTAAAAATTTAGTGTCGTTTCTCAAGCGGTCGCATATACCTAACTGAACATAATAAGGATTTATAATACTAACGGCATTCCCTAGCATAAATACTGGGACATACCTAACTTGCTTTCCTTGTCCTCTAGCAATAGATGTATGTACGCTAAGTAATTTTTTAACCTCGTCAGAGCAATAATGATTTGTTTCTGACTGGAACTCATCAAACAATAAACGAGTAATGTCTGAAAATAAATGGCTATATTTTTTGATTTGGTCTGCATTATTTAGCGCAAGTGCATATCCGCAACTTACGTTATTAATAAACAATTCATGGAACACACCTTTTGCCCGTCTTTTGCTTGTCATTTCACAGTTATTAAAAAATAAACTACCGATATCTTTAAAGAATTTGTCACTTACATCATCCAATTCATAATTATAACGATATAATAGACCGAATTTTTCCCCATTCTTTAAAAACCTATTGACAAAATATCTGCCAAAATATGTAGTCTTACCACCGGTTCTATTAGTTGTACACATATATAATTCTGGTTTTTTGTTGTTAATGTCAAGCATGGATAAAAGTTTTGTTCCGTCATAATACGTACTCATATTAAAAATCTCCTGTTATAGTAGTAATAGAACAACTATTTGTTATATATATTATAACATAACTATTGCAAAATGTCAAATTTTATGTTATACTTAAATAAAAGTGAGGTGATTAGATGCAAATTTATACTTCTATTATAGTTGCGTTAATATTTAACGGTCTTGATTTATTGACTGGTATTATATCAGCAATTAGATCACAAGAATTAAAGTCAAGTCGGTTGCGTGACGGTTTATTCAAAAAGGTAGGTTTTATTTTGTGCTATTTTCTTGCGTGGTTAATGGATAATTACGGTAGTATTGTAGGCTTTAAATTGCCAGTTGCTATATTACCAGTTATCATTTTATACGTATGCACAACGGAATTAGTATCTATATTAGAGAATATCACAAAAATTAACCCGGATATTTTACCAGATAAGCTGATGCAGATGTTTCACGTTAAAAATCAAGATTAGTGAGGTGATAAATATGCCAGATATTAATAAGGCTGTTGAATGGGCTGTAAATATTGCAAATGACAATACACACGGGTATGACCAAGTGCACAGGCAAGGAAAAGACTACGATTGTAGTTCATTAATTGCTAACGCACTAATACAGGGTGGTTTTAATGTTTCACGTGAAACATGGACGGGAAACCTTGAACAGCAATTAATCACTAACGGTTTTAAAAAATGCACAAAACCGTGGAAAAAAGGTGATATTCATCTGAACAAAGCACATCATGTTGTTATGTCAGTTGATTCTTATAATGTTGTAACAGCTTCAATAAATGAAAAAGGTACGACAAAAGGTGGAAAAACTGGTGACCAAACAGGCAGAGAAATATACATTAGACCTTATTACGAATATAGTAAAGGTTGGGATTGCCACTATAGATATGGCGGTAATAATTCGCCTACTGGGTTTATTGTTGGCAATACATATACTGTATGCGTTAATAATCTTAACGTAAGGTCAGCGCCAGACGGGTTAATTAAGTCAAAATCACAATTAACGCAAAACGCTAGAAAATATTGTAATTCGTTAGGTCAATTAATGAACGGTACAAGGGTAACTTGTCAAGAAACAATGGTACACAACGGAAACATATGGATGAAAATTCCTAGTGGCTGGATATGTGCAAATTATAACGGTAAGGAGTATGTTAGATAATGCCAGATATTAATAAAGCTTATTCATGGGCAATACAAACCTGTAACGCCCCGAACGTAGGTTATTCACAATCATACCGTAACCAACAAACAATAAATGGTATAACCTATTATGATTGTTCGAGTTTTATCAATTACTCTTTATTGGCTGGGGGGTTTACAACACCGGCATATGCCCCGTTACACAATGCGTTTACAACTTACACACAGGCAAGTGAATTGTTAAGATTAGGTTTTACAGAAGTTAACGCAAGTGGTGAAATTTTACCGGGGGACATTGGTTTATCTTCTGGACATACAGAAATGTGCTATAAGGGTGGTACAGGAAAAGCCGTATTTATGGGGGCACACACAGACAATGCGCCGTTAGCAAATCAAGTATCTATAGGAAGTTCGGGTGGAAACCCTAACTATGAACGTAGTTTCCCCAGAATATTCAGATACGGGTCTGGTGGTGCAAGTGGTTACGGTACAAGTATTTATGTTGTATCTGCTTTAGCTGGTAACAGTTGGAGAGAATCTCACATAAATCCAGCGTTATCTCAAATAGGTGGGACAGCGTATGGTATGTTTCAGTGGGACGGGAGTAGAAAGATAGCACTTTTCAATTGGTTATCTGAAAACGGGTACACACGAACAGACGGGGACGCACAACTTAAATACCTAATAGTTGAGAACGACTGGCAAGGGGCATATGGCGGTATAAGCTCTTTAACAGAATTTTTACAGTCTGATAGTACAGACTTAACTATGTTAACCACTGCATTTGAAAAGTGCTGGGAACGTGCTGGTGTTCCAGCACTAGAAGAAAGAATACAATTCGCAAACGAGGCTCTTGAATACATTACATTGAACGCAAATAATTCTACTATAAATAGTTGGGAACTTATACCAGAAGACGGGGGTGTATATTTATCAAGAACACAAGCTTTACGAAATGCAGTTATGATGTATAGGTATCTATCAGCCGGGGGAGGCGGTGGTGGATCTCCGGGTTCGCACATTAACCGCATGCCTGTTTGGATGATGGTTAGATATCATATATAATGTTTCACGTGAAACATTTATATAAATATTAAAATATAAGGTGGTGATAGCATGGCAATAAGAACAAGAGAAGAACTAATGGAAATCATCAAAACTATAATTGGTGATGATAATAGTGATGAAAATATTTCTTTTTTAGAAGATGTGACAGACACTCTTGACGATTTAGTAAATAAATCTGTAGGTGATAGCACAGATTGGAAAGCTAAATTTGAAGAAAATGACGCGTCTTGGAGAAAGAAATATACGGAACGTTTTTTCAATCCAGAGATTGAAGAGGATGAGATTGAAGACGTGAAAGACCTTGAAAATGAAGAAAAACCGAAAACATTTGAAGAATTATTTAAAGAGGAGTGATGAAAAATGCCTAAAAGAATTGCAGTAAGTACCTTACAGGCAAGTACATTAGATATTCTTAACGTTATTCGTCAGAATGCCAGTTATGATTATCAGCAAAATGTCCCAGAAGTAACAAAAACAACCGATATCCCAAAAGTTGGGGAAATTATTTACGGTACACCCGCTTTTGCTAACCAGTTCATTAACGCATTAGTGAATAGAATTGCAATCGTTCGTGTACAGAGTGCGAACTTTAATAACCCGTATTCGGTTCTGAAAAAAGGGTATTTAGAGTTTGGAGAAACAGTAGAAGACATTTTTGTAAATATTGCAAAAGTTGTTGACTATAACGTTGAAAAAGGTGAACAGAGAGAGTTCAAAAGAACATTACCAGACGTTAAATCGGCTTTTCACGCTAGAAATTGGCGTGTTATGTACCCAGTAACAATACAGGATGAAGACCTTAAAACGTCATTCTTAAACATTGACGGGGTACAGAACTTAATCGCAAAAATTGTAGATAGCGTATATACTGCCGCTGAATATGATGAATTTTTACTTTTCAAATACCTGTTAATTAAAGCTATCTCACACGGAAAACTTAAACCAGTGTCAATTGGTACTGGTACAGACTTAAAAGAATCAGCAACCTCTTTTCGTGGAATTAGTAACTTAATTACATTTATGAGTGATAAGTACAACAATTCAGGTGTTAAGACTAACACCCCGAAAGATAGACAGGTTATATTCATGGATTCTATGTTTAATGCTAAATTTGATGTTGAAGTTCTTGCAAGTGCTTTTAACATGGATAAAGCGGATTTTATTGGAAGACTTTTCTTAATTGACGATTGGACTTCGTTCGATAATGACAGATTTACAGTTATTAGAGAAAACTCTGACGGCATTGAAGAAGTTACACAGGATGAGCTTAATCTTTTGAAAAACGTAAAAGCAGTTATTTTGGACGAAAACTGGTTTCAGGTTTACGACAATAATAACAAATTTACAGAAAAATATGTGGCGTCCGGGATGTACTGGAATTATTTTTATCACACATGGAAGACAGTAAGTAGCTCGCCATTTGCAAATGCAATTGTTTTTGTGACAAGTACGGCTGATATAGCATTACCGGCAACAGTAACAGCAAAAATTGTTGATAAGAGTACAAGTGAAGAAGCTATCACATTAAGCTTACAGTGCGAGGCTGATGGAGCTACACTTGAACCGAACACTGCTCAGTTTGTTCAGACAGAACAATTAACAACAAATGGAATAGGTGTTCACCCGTTTGGTGCACTTTTAATTCCAGCAAGTAAACATGATACTGAAATTCAGTTAGAAGTTACTATTAACGGTACAATGTACACAGACGCAAAATCTACAATTACATCAGCAAGTAACGTAGGTGATACAGTAACGCTTACTAAACAGTAAAAATTTATGGGCGGAATTTTTCCGCCCTATAAAGGAGTTATTAAAATGTATATACAACCTAATACAAACATTAAACTTTTAAAAAATGTTCCATTAGACACTAGTTATACACATACAATTTTGTTTAATAGCCCTACAGATCAGTATAATTATTTTAATTCGCTGAAAAAATATGAATTAACTAATTATAGTTATCAGAGAGTGAAAAACGGTATAAGTAGAGTTGGAATTAACGCTGAAAACTTATATGATTGCAATTACATGATGTTCCAGAATAATTCATTCGGTAATAAGTGGTTTTATGCTTTCATTAAAAATGTTGAATATATTAATAATGAAGTGTCAGAAATTACATTTGAACTTGATGTTATGCAAACGTGGTATTTTAATCATACAATTGACGAGTGTTTCGTTGAACGGGAACACACTGAAACCGATGAAATAGGCGAACACATTGAACCAGAAAGCGTTGATTGTGGTGAATATGTGTTCCGAGATTATAAAAATCTTACAGAATTATTAAAGCCAATGGCTATTTGCGTTATGATTAATGATAGCAGTTCATCAAGTGAGGGTACTCTATATGACGGTGTTTATGGTGGGTGCACAATTTTCGCTTACAATGATTCAGATTGGAAAAGTGTTACGGCTAAAGTAAATGAATATAACCAAAAGCCAGACGCTATTGTTGGAATGTATATGTGCCCTGTAATTGCTGTTAGTCAAACCGGTATTAGTGATGGCGGTATACAAGTTGAGTATAGTTCTATTGCCGAGAGTTTTGATTTGACAGCAGACGCAATCAGCAGTGATAATACGTTAAATGGTTATTTACCAAAAAATAAAAAACTTTACACGTACCCATATTGCTATTATTTAGTGTCTAACGCTAGTGGAACTACTCATGCGTATAGATATGAGTTCTTCCGGGGTAAACAACCACATTTTAAAGTTGATGTATCAATGACAATGCCAGTTCAAGCTTGCTTACGGCCTTGGGGTTATAAGAGTTCACTTGACCACCGTTGTGTAACTGAGGCTTTGACTATTACAGGGTTTCCAATGTGCAGTTGGAATACTGATGCGTATAGAGCATGGCTAGCGCAAAACGCTATTCCGGCTGTTGGTGAATATGTAAGCAAAGCTGGTATCGGTGCTGTTGCCCTTACTGGGTTGGGTGTGGCAAGCGGTGGAGCTTTAGCTGTTGGTGGGGCACTAGCGAGTGCTACCGCTATATTAAGTCAAGGGTATCAAGCTAGTATTAGTGCTGATATTGGTAAAGGTAGCTTAAATAATGGCAGTATTAATGTAGCAAGTCACACAAATAGTTTTTGGGGTGGTGGTGTATGTGTTACACACCAATATGCAAAAATGATTGATGATTATTTTACCCGTTTTGGATATGCTGTGAAAAGGGTAAAAAAGCCTAATATTAGTAGTCGCCCGCATTGGAATTATGTAAAAACAGTTGCTTGTACTTTAAAGGGTAGCGTCCCGGCCGATGATATGAAAAAATTGTGTAGTATCTACGATAATGGTATTACGTTCTGGAAGAACGGCTCTGAAATTGGTAACTATAGTTTAGATAATAGCGTGTAAGGTGGTGAGATTGTGGGAAAAAGAAAAACACTTTTTAATGAAAGCCTTTATCAAAATGTTAGAACGTATCAGCAATATATGGATTTACTGATTGAAATGGCAATTAGTAGTTTTGAGTGGAAAAATTTGCCGGATACAGTTGACGCAAGATATATTGAAATGGAGTTATTCACAAGCGGTTGTTTAGTGTATTTCAATGATGATGTTATCGGAAACTTATGCTTAAACTGTATAAATAGAGGACAGTTTGATGTTTATGGTTACCCCTTGTTAAGAACCGCATATAGTAGATATAACAATTATCAGAAGTTATTGAAAACTTCAAACAGTGTAATTATCTGGAATAATTATATGCACACAAACAGTCAGACAAATATTAGCGGTTTTGCAAAAAGACTTTCTAATATTGACAGAATTATTGATATTAATGTGAATGCTCAGAAAACTCCTGTGTTGATACAAGGAAATGATAAGCAAAGATTAAGTTTATTAAACCTGTATAAAGAATTTGACGGAAACTCACCGTTTATTTTTGGTGATAAGGGGCTAGACTTAAATAGCCTAAAATCTATCAACACACAAGCACCTTATACTAGTGATAAACTATATGACCTTAAAACAAAACTCTGGAATGAAGCATTAACATATTTAGGAATCACTAATGTAAATTATCAGAAGAAAGAGAGAATGGTTAGTGATGAAGTATTAAGAAGTCAAGGTGGCACAATTGCTAACAGACTTAGTAGACTTAATAGCCGGCGTGAAGCAGTTAAAAAAATTAACAAAATGTTTGATACAAATATTGAAGTTAATTTTATTGATACGAGCGAAGATTCTTTTAATAAAGGTGGTGATGGTTTTGAGTAAATATACTACAGAAGTTAGATTTTTTCTCGAAAATAAAGCCGGTCTTACTGAAAGTACAGGCTATAAAAATGTTGATGATATTATCGACAAAACATGGAATAAAGTTTTCACTACTACATGTGAATTTTTCGATGAAGCATATCGGAAAGTTTTATGCAAAAAGATTTTAAAGCACTATTATTTACGTGAGATTGGTTTTGAAACTGTAGGATTGTGGGTTTATTATATGAACATGAAACTTGAGGAAATAATGCCATATTATAACCAATTGTACAAAAGTGCCTTGCTTGAGTTTAACCCATTCCATGACGTTGATTTAACGAGAAAACATGAAGTAAGTAGAGGTGAAACAAGTAGTGAAACTAAAAATGGGTCAAGTAACAGCAAAAGTGATTCAACCACTACAGTTAACGGGAATGATAGTGACCACACTACAGGAAGTAAAATGGATTTATTCAGTGACACTCCTCAAGGTGCTATAACTAATCTTGAAAATGAGACATACTTAACTAACGCAAGAAAGATTACAGATGATAATACGAGAAACTCAACTAATACTAGTACAACATCAAATAGTTATAATGATAACAGAACAGATAATGAAAATACTACAGGCAATCGTGACAGTACAGAAAACTATATTGAAACAGTTTTAGGTAAACAAGGGTCAGAAAATTATAGTGACTTACTTTCGAAATTTAGAAAAACATTTCTAAATATTGATTTGGAAGTTATTAATGAATTTAATGATTTATTTATGTTATTATGGTAAGGAGAATAAGAGTATGAAAAACGAGCATACAGATAATTTAGAAGCATATAAACCGTTGTCACCTTTTAAATTCTGGTGCCAAAAAGTGTTACCTTTAGTCTATGATGATAGTTTAAGTTATTACGAATTATTGTGTAAAGTGGTAGAATACCTAAACAACATAATTAACGATGTTAATGTTATGAACAACAACATTAATAACTTATATAGTGCTTATATTACATTAAAAGATTACGTCAATAATTATTTTGAATCACTTGATATACAAGAGGAAATAAACAACAAATTAGACGAAATGGTTAAAACCGGTAAATTACAAATAACGCCATATAGGTACAACGTTATAAACATAATCGGTAATGATTTAGTAGAAAAAATCTCAAACGCTATAAACATTGGGTATACATATCTTTATGTACCTAGTGGGGTTTATCAATTACCAAAAAATACAGTAAACGTTACAGAACACTTAAACATAAAATTTGATAAATCAGCAGTTGTCAAACCTTATGATGATAACGGGAATTTATATCCATTTATTGATTGTTTAAGTAATAGTACATTAATAATTGATGGTTTGCATTTAAAAGGTAATACCCACAGTGCGTCATACGGTACCTCATTAATAACTGGAATATTTACAGCCAATAATAGTAACCTTACTTTCAAAAACTGTATTTTCGACACACTTCAACCGTATAACTACAGGGCTACACCGGAGTTATTAACAGATAGAAAAGCAATTATTCTATCAGCAATTGACACATCTATTTCATTTACCGATTGTAAATTTATAAATGTGAAAAACTATGAAATTTTAAATTGTTTTAGAAAAACAGCAAGTTATGACAATTTATACGCAACATTTAAACGCTGTTTTTTTGAAAATAATAGTTATTCATTTAATTTAAAGACTGGTAAAGTCACTATAGAAGAATGTACATCGAAAAGCAGTTATCATGGGTCAACATTTAACACATTTTGTAAAGAAATAGTAGCAAAAAACAATAAAGAAACAATATTAAGTGATAATTCATTTATTGATACAACAGAGGGGGGGTTATTTAATAGTAAAAATGGCTACTTTGAAAACAACGACTGTAATTTAATTCTTTTTTCAGAAAATTTGACTTGTATAAATTGTAATCACCTATTATTTGAATATACAATTAAAGTAACCCCAACTTTAGACCCAGAAACCTATAGAGACCAACCGTTAAATTTAAATTATCTTTTTATTAAATGTGACAATATTAAAAACGCACAAGTAAATGTGCCAGAAGTTACCGCTAATATTACTTATGTGGATTGCTTAATAACTAATAATTTATCAAGTACTTCATCGGGTGATAATTACTTCACAAATTGTACTATTGATTTAAATGCCGGTCTAACAGGTAATAAAAAAAATACTTTTACTAGTTGCCGATTTAAATCTACACAAAAAGTTGTTGGAGTAACGAAACCAATCATCCTATGCGGGTGTAAAGCAGATAATGAATTAACACTATATAAAATTAGTGATACTAACGATGAATATGTTATATCAGGATGCTTCAACATAAATAAACCAGCATAATTAAAAAGGTGTGCACTTCACAGTGTGCACCTTTTTTAATGTCAATATCACACACACACTTAATAAATATACTTTAAATTAATAGTATAGTGCAACTGGTGTGACGGTGGAACTGTACATAGTGTAGTAGATGTATCAGTTATAACTGGTACTTATCAATGGGAAAATGAGGAACCGATTAAAATAATATGGGGCAAA